GCTGCCAACTGTTCTTTTTTCCGCAACTTGTCTTTGAGCAATTGTTTCATCGGCGGCTCAAGCAAGTCAAGCAAAGATTCTTTATCAATGGCTTGGGCTTTGAACAGGTTAAAGGCAAGCTGGCGCAAGTCCTCAGTGAAGATGGGCGAGTTAGAGTGAGCGTCTACCTTGACCACATAGTCACGGGTGAACTGCTCAGGAATAAATTTATTGCCTTCTTCGTCAGAGAAGTGCGTTTTGTCATACGTTTGCATCAGCTTGAGATACAGTGTCGCCACTTTTTCCAAGCTGTCCTCAACGATAAGCGCCCGTTTTTTGGCGCGGCTTGAACCAAGTCTGGCAAGCTGAGAGGCGTGACCAGAGGAGCGAACTCCTGCTTCGCCCTTGCCTTGCAAGATGCTTGAGATGCCAGAGACTTCTGAGAACATCCCATCAACTTCGTGGATGACTTCAAAGAGAGATGAGGGCATTTCGGGGGCAAGCCGTTCAGCCTTGGCGTTGGGCATATCGGTTGCAAGCAAGCCGCCAGCGCGATTGAGAGCAAAATTCTTTTCGTCCAAGATGCCTGTAAAGCCTGTCAAGGCGGTAGGCGGCGCAACTTGTTTGGCAAGCAAATCAAGGATTTCAGTCATGCGGTTATTGCGTAACTGCTGCAAGAAGACAAGGCGCTGAACTTCTGACTGACCCCAATAGTAATCAAATTGAGGGTTAGGACAGATTTGGACAAAGGGCAATTCGCCTTTGAGGAAGATTTCTTTTCCGGTGCGGTCATAAATGAACACATCGGGGTCAGCCATTGTGATGACTTGATAGTCTTCTGTCTCATCATTCCAGACCCACAGTTCGTGCATCTTGACTGTTTCTTCAGCTACTCGCGCTTTGTAGCGGTTCATGCCGAACAAGTCTAGATTGACGTTACCGTAGATTGTCGGGTTTGACTGCGACATGATGATGCGGTCAACACCTTCTGGCAAATCTTCTGTCTTTGTGTGAACGCTGGTTGTGATGCGTTTGACGATTTGCTCGCGCTTGGGATGAGAATACAGACGGGCGTAAAGCTCAGACTTAGTAATGTAGTAAGTGTGAACAAGGGCTTCTTGCCTGTCTGTATAAGGGGTATCTTCACGCAACACGCCAATGCTGGCTGGCTCAACCATGTAGGGATGGATACCCTTGTTGTAGACCAGTTTGATAAATGTGCTGTTGAAGACCAGCGCCCAAGTCAGGGCTGAACTGAACACTTGGTCAGCATTGCTGTTTAGCCATTCGTCATTGAGGGCGAGTGTCAGGCGCGGAACTTTGATTTGTTCTTGGTCAGGAACAGATGCCCCGACATTGATTGAGAACCTTGTTGTTTCTGCTGAGTACAGAAACGAAGTCAGTTGGTCAATGTGGGGATAGATTTTGTTGAAGATGGTTGGAGACTCTTCAGGTCCAGAACCAAACAAAAACCAAGAACGCAAAGCAGAGTAGTCGCCCTTACGCTCTTGCAAGGACACCATGCACTTTTCAATCAAGTCACGGAAGAACTGTTCTCTGATAAGTTCGTTGCTAGGTATCCGCATTATTTCTCAATGGATAGGTTCTGATGGTCTGGAGTGTAACTAGCCATCTTTGGTCCTGTCAAATTGCCCATTGTGTTGGGAAGAACTGACACAACTTCTGTTTCTTTGCCAAGTTGAGGACCAACGGGTCGGTTGAACTTGCCAGATAGGGCAGATTTTATGTCCATGCCCCCGCCGCCGCCCCAAATAGCGGCATCGCCCGGGCGTGGCTCGCGTGGACGCTCGGCAGCCAGCTTTGCTTCCTTCTCCAGTTGCGCTTTGGACGTTTTGTTCTTGCGAGTAAAGAATCCAGCCTGATTTTCCCCCTCACGGGTCGATTTGACGTTGGTCATGTCAAAGTCCATAGCCAATTGCTTGATGGTGCGGTCATTCTTCTTTGTAGCGTCCGACATCAGCCCCGGCGCTTGCAAAAAGACCACATACACCTCTTGGTCACACCCTTTCATGGGGCATTGAGGCTTTCTGCTCTCAAAATACCCATGTTTCTCACATTTATAAACTTTCAGTACTGCCATTTTTATCCCCTTTCAAGTGCTTCATCTAGGGTTACTCCAGAGTAATCCCCCTTATTTATAACCCCAACCTTAATCCTAATCTGCCCATTAACCAAATGCAAGCCCGTTGCTGGCACTAAACGGGGCTTTGGTTCGCGTCTGTACTCAACAGTGCGGGTCTTATTGCGGCTTTGCATGACGGCTATTTCGCCTTTTAGCCAAGATTGATAGCCTTTGCTGACCCTGACTTGCATATATTCGGTCAAAGGTTGGTTGCGATAGAAGAAAACATCAAGCAAATGTTCCTTGTTGACCCCGCAAACCTCGGCAAACAGTTTGACAGAGATGCCTCTGTTCTGGTCTTTGATAAACCGTTTGATGATGCGAAGCAGTTCACGCTTGGTGATTACGGTCGGCAACATATTCAATGGTGTATCCAAGGGATTGAAGGAACGACAAGAAGTCTGGCTCTCTGTAAGAAGTTACAGAATTAAGGTCTACGACTATGTGTGTGTCGCTGACAAGTTTTCTCGCCGTGGAATGACAACCAAGCAAACGGTTAAAGTCAAAGTTATCGTGGAATGTTGGAACGATAGACTCAATGGAAAAGTCTCTGACCGTCTTTTCTGAGGCATATTTCATGCCGACTTCTGCAAACAGGTGACGCTTGAGGCAAGAAAGCTGAACATCTTCATTCCAAAGATGGATGTCATTGGCTTGGCTGTGGACAATCCCGTATTTGTTTGGCGCTTCAAGAAAACGCTTGCTTCGCAAAGAGAAGCCGCCGTTTTGAACAATGACACGGGGGTGCTGGTCATGCCATGTCCCTTGCAACATTAATTGATTGCCGACCAATGCTGCATGGCAAGCGCCGCCAATGTAGTCATATTCATAATATTCAGGCTTGAAGTTTTTGCCGTTTAAAACCCAACTATCGTCTTGCACAATCAAACAAAATTCAGTGTCTATAAAGGCATACAGACTGTGCATGATGAAAATCGAATACATCATGTAGTCGAGTTCGTTGATTTGTTTCCACTCAATGGTGTCTGGCAAAGATTCTGGCTTTTGGATAGAAAGCAACAGTCCTCGCGACCCCGGCAACTCGCTCATAGATTTGAGGATTGAGGGAATAGCGCTTGCGCCATCATTGTGACCGTAGACAGAAACAACGGTCAGGCTACTGTGAACCATATACGCCAATCCTTTTCAGGTAGTCAGAGACATTGCGACCAACCGCAATCTCTTCAGGTGTCTTCTCTTCTTGGGCGCGGGAGACTTTGCGGGAGATTTTCATTGCAATGAGTCTTGGCTGAAGTTGCTCGGCATACGCCGCCGCTGACAAGGCAGACGCAATCACGCGGTCATCCTTGTTTCGACCAGAAGCTGAGATAGACCCGCCTTCGCGGGTGATGGTCTTCATCTCATCCAAGGTGTCCATGTCATAAACCGCCATCATTCCGCGCTCAAAGTAATCCTTCATGTAGGACAACATACGCTCTTTGGTCTGTGTTGTGGTCAGCCAGCCAATGCTGTTGGACATACCACCCATCGTGTCATTCCTGCGCCAGATGTAGTTAGACATTGAACCGTACACATCCATCAGGTGACGACCCATGTCGCCAGCCATAGCCGCTGCTTGACGCTTCAAGTTCTTGAGTTCATTGATGACCGCCTGACCCGGACCATTGACTTCCAAGTTCAGGGTTGAGTTCTTGTATGCGCCAGCAAGGTGAGCAATCACCCACGCAAACTGATAAGTGTTCATCTCGCTTGTAGCAAAAGATGCGACTTGTTCCATGCCATCAGAGTAGCAGCGGAAGACTTGAATACAGAACCTGTCAGCCCAATCAGATGACCCGTAGGCAGGGTCAGCACCACTCACATAGTAGGCGGTGTCTACAGGCTCTTCCCAGACCTTGAGGGTCGCCAGACGTTCAGTAGACTTGACTACATCGGTGTCTTGGAAGTTTGCACC